TGGCACTTGCATTGAGGATAGGAGTATCGTTTAGGAATATATCTTTTAATGCAGCATTGTTATAAGCTGTAGATCCTTTAGAAAGACCTGCTTTTGATGGAGTAGCAAAACCTTCTATTTCTCCTTCTGAGATGAGATCCTGTATTGATGCAAACTGTCTGCTATTTAGTGTATCTGGTGCTCTATATGGAGGAGGTGGAGTTGGGGGAGGACCACCTGCTCCTCTAATAATTTTATCCGTCATGCTGATACCTGATTTGTGTCAATTCCTGCTGAGATTACAACCGATCCAGTGATAATCTCTCCGTAAACGATTGGGTGGCTAGTTCCTGCTCTTGATGTATTTTGCACTCCAGAAAAACTAAATGATATTCTAGGGTCTTGTTCATTATTAAATTCTTTTGGTTCGGGCTGAGGAAATAATAGATTACTCACACCTTGTATAAGTAAACCTGTTCCAAGATTTGCTGCAAAATTTCCTAAAAAAGTACCAAATTTACCACCTCCAAATACTAATCCATCTCCAAATAAAGCACCAAATCCTCCTCCTGCAAAAATAGCCCCTCCTAATAAAGCTGCTCCTAATATGAATCTACCTGTATTACCTCCAGCACCAATGATAACAGGAACAATACTTATATCAGATTGTCCTATGGGATTATGTATATCTTCTTCACCTATCTCGTAATCATCAACTAATACCTGATAATAACGATCTGCCATGTGTGCTTCCAACCCTGGAAAGTTACTGATCAAAAATCTTATGGCATCAGCAGTACAAGTTATTACTGCATCTAATTCTTTATGTCCGACAAACTCTGCCAGTTCTCCGTAAAGTCTAACTGTTCTGAGCATAGCGATACCTCTTACCAGTACATTTTAATAACCACTCAGAATATGGTTCTCTACAAGATAGTCTATCTGTTAAATGATGTAAAACCATATCTCCAAGAAAAATACCAACATGATTTAGATTCGGAGACATAATAGACATAAGAAGAAGATCACCTTTCTTTAACTGCTCACCATATCTTAACTCTCTAAATCCTGTCCTCCAAGCATAGCTTTCAAATAATGGATTCTCGGAAAACTCCTCTGGATTCATAGATCGTTCATAGTCTCTTAATTCGATGTTTCTTTCCTGCTTATACCAATCTTTAACTAAGCTATAGCAATCTGTAACTCCCCAGACCCATTGACGACCCAACAAAGGAGCTTTATAACCTGAAGGCTCTAAATAACCCCATTCTTCTGTTTTTGGATTAACAATATACCAAGGGAGACCACTATGCTCACAACTAATTTTATCAGCCTGACTTGGAGTAGGTGAAGTCATAGGATGACTATGTATAACAGCTAAAATCTCACCTGTCTCATTAGCTCGTATATAGTCTTTAGGGTCAAGAACAAAAGTTTCACTTGCAGATGTGGATAAATTTTTACAAGGAAAATACCTTTCCTTACCTTTAGCGTTAATAAGTAATCCAACAGATTCTTTAGGGGCTTGGTCTTTTGCATGAACCAATGCGTTACTTTTCCATTCAATCATTGAATTGTACCTATAGCAGGAAAAAGTGCACGAGTGCATTGTCTTTTTGGTGCTCTAATACCAGCCATATCTAATGCTGCTGCTAATTCAAATTCTACTATTTCTCTGTTTTCTGTAGCTTTACGATCCACAACAAATATTTGCCTTTTAAACTCTGCCGTTGGATCTGGTGTCCCTAAAGGATTACTATTTCCAGGAAAATTTACAGCGTCTAAAAATCTAGCCATTGTTCTTATTCTGGTAAAAGTAGCACCAGTCAGATCATTTCCTGCTGTTGTTTCATTAACAAGATTTAAAATTGCAGATATAGTACCTAAAGCATTACTTATTACAAGTTTTGGACGAGGAAGCTGACCACGTTGATAAGCAAACCCTGTAGCTTCTATTGGAAATCTTGTATATGAATTACCTGCAAAGACTATTTCACCATTTGCATTAAGATTACTACCAGAATGAAAACGATAAATATCAATGTTTTGAGCAGTCCAAACAACTTGATTGTCGTTGATGGTAGATCCATTTGAAGCAGAGGCAAAACCACTGGGTTCATTATTTCCACTTTGTCCCGCTGTTGTGCATTTAAAAACAATAGTTTTACTTGAATTAGATGAACTTACTATATTTCCTAATTCATAAGTTCTATCATTTTTCCAAAGATTATAATGTAGTGCGTGATTAAAACTTAAAGTAAACAGTTCAATTATTGCTGAAGGGTTTATCTTTTGGATTTCACTAAAGACAGGAGCAGTACTCATGGTTCAAACACCTGTCTAAATGTAGCTTGTATTGTAGCTCTATTTAAATATGGTATTGATTTGCTCCATGCTTCACATACAAATTGAGAAGAACTTGCTTCTCCAGGTGGTGTAAAAGTAAAGCTGGCACTATCATTAGCTCTCGCATCTAAAAAAGTTTCTATAGTATCTGCTTGTGTCTCGGAAACATTAAAAGTAAGATTGAATATTTTTGGGTTTTGATGTTCTGCCAGTCCAAATAATATTCTGTGTTCATAACCATCAGCAAAACGAACAGTACGTGTTAATGGTGCTGAATTTTTTCGCTGCCCATATATAGGCTTTATATTTACATCATTATCGAAATTAGGTGCTGTCATTATGCGAGTAAACCTCCAGGACGCTTTTGTTGTAATATTTCAGATTGTACCGCAACTGAGATAAGGCGACCAAGTTCTCTTCCCTGCTGCTCATCTCCTTCAACATTAGAACCAGAAGCATCTACGTTTACTACTATATTTGTAGAGCCACCTCCAAGCATTTCATTAGGTGTAACTGTACCTGTAACCCCTGGAGTAAACATCTCAGGGCCACGTTCTCCTACGATATATGACTTACCAGCCTTTGCAGTACCACCAGTAGCTAAAAGTCCACCAAATAAATTTCCAAATAATCCTCCACCTTCCGTTAAATTACCAGCAACATTTCCAAATAAACCAATATTTAAAAAAGCATCTGCCATCTTATTTAATACGTTTCTGAAAGCATCATTTAAACTATTTGCTCCTGTTATTAAACCTTTAATAGCAGTACTCATTTCGGTTGCTAATAAGTTTTTAATATCTTCGGTAATTTTCTTTTGCTCCATTAAACCGTCAATTCTTAATTTGTTATTAAATGCAATCTTAAAAGCCTCTTCATCAAATAATGCTAACTGTTCTTTTGTAAATGCTATGGTCGCTTCAGCTAAAGCAATTTCATATTCAGATCCAGAAAGTTTAATTGTATTTAATTCATTTTGTTGTTCTAAATTTTTGGTAACAGAATTAGCACTTTCTTTGATTTTATTTATTCTTTTAACTTCTGCATCTGCAAGTGCTTTTTCTTTCGCTTCTTGTTGTTCTAGGTTTTTTCTTTCTCCTTCTAAAAACTTTTGTAATTCTTTTTCATCTTTTAATTCTGCTGCCTTTATATTTTTATTAAGTTCATTGAGCTTTATTGTTGCGTTTAAATTGGCTATTTCTTTCTTCCCTTCATGATTTCCTGCTTGTTCTATTGCAAGTAATTTTTCACTTTCAATAATTCCTTGTTTAATCTTTACAACTTCTTCATCTAAAAGACTACCACTGGATTTCTGTAAAGCTATTCTTTGATTTAATATATCTATCTCAAACTGTGAAAAGTCTTTGGTACTTGAGCTTTTCCCATTAGTTGTGTCTAAATTAGATTGGAATGGCAATGTCGATGGTTTTAATCCTCTTCTCGAAATTTTTTCTATCTCAGCTAATCTATTAAGATCTGTTACACCTAGAAGATTTAATCCTGGTTGAAGTGAAAAAGGTCCACCTCCTCCTACATCTCTAACTCCAAAAGGAGAAAAAGTCATAATACTCTTTAATATTTCTCCTGTTGTCATGAATTTTTGAATCTCTGCCATACGTTTATCAAATTCCTTATCACCTAACTCAGTTCTTACTGCTTTTAAACTTTCACTGATATTACTTCTTAAATTTGTTCTTCCTAATTGTTTATTGAGAATAGAAATTAAATCAGCTAAAGGTCCAGCTATAAATAATTCCATATTTGTTTTTAATATGCCAAACTGCCTATTCATTTCTCTTGAATTTTCTGCTAATTTATCTAAATTACCTAATCCACCAGGTCCAAGTGCTTTTGTTAATTCATCTGTCAATAAAGCAGCTAATTCAGCTTCTTTCCCTTGATCCTGTAATGCTTTTGCTTGTTTTTCAATAGCATCAGAACTAAATAATGTTCTTTCTGACATAAGATCCATTGTGCCAGAAGTTGTTTTTAGTGCTTTTGACAGTTCGATCGTACTGGTAAATACCTGTTGAACTGCATTTACAGCAGCAGTAACAGCAATAGAACCAGCAAAACCACCTCCAGGGCTAAATGCTTCACCAATACCACCGCCTAAAGCACCTCCAATAGCTTGTGCAGGACTAGCACCAAACAATAAAGGAAAACCACCACCGATCAAAGCACTTTGGGCTATTCTGTTTTTTCTACCCTGTATTTTTTCCTCCATTGTTAGATTTCTTTGAGTTTCTATATTTATTTGTCTTGCCAGATCTAATTCTTTTTGTTCAATTTTGACACCTACTCTTTTTAAATTATTTATTAACTCTTCTTTTTTAGCTTTACTGAGAATTGAATTTTTTATTCTATTTTCAATATTTTCTGTTTGTTCATTTAACGCATTTTTTCTTTTTTTAAATTTATTATTTTCCTTTTCTAAGTCATTTTGTTTTTTTTGTTTTTCATTTTTTTTTGATATAAATTTAGGAATTTTTTCTTCTATCTCTGCATTTTTTTGTAGTTGTTTTGATATCGCATCTGTAATCTGTTCAAAATCTTTTGACTTAACATTAGTTACCTCTAACATATTGTTAAGAATATTTAAAGCGTTTTTACCAGCCAATATTGTTTTAGGAAACTTTTCTATTTCTTTTATTGTTTCACCAACATTTCCAATCATAGAAGCTCTTTTACCTCTGCTATCAGTTGCAGTAGCAAAAGCTGTTGCTTCCATTGTTAATTTTTTAAAATCAGCAGCTAAAACAGCAGTAGCAGCACTTTTTCTTTCAATAGCAGTAGTACCATCATTTAAAACTTTTCTGAGTAAAGACGCATTTTCTGTTACTTCTGATATTTTTGAACCCAAAACATTAAGACCTTGACCTGAACTAAAATTTTTTAATAAATCCTTACCTTTTTTTAATTCCTCAGTAAATTTATCTATAGCTTTTTGTGCTGGATCAATTTTTACATTAACTTTTATTTTATTAATTCTGCCAAAACGACTTTCTAATTTTTCAGCAAATTTATCAAGTACTTTTAAATTTGCTAAAGCAGAAGTCGTATTTATAGTCAGATCAAGTTGTTTTTGAGACATTCAACCTATCTAGCAAAACTTATACTCTATTCTACCTTGCTTTACCCATAACGCTTCTTTTTTGTATCTTATCCATTTCTTTCTTTTCTTCCTCATTTTTTAATTCAAAAAATGCTGCCCAACCTATCATCTCTTCAACAGTTAATGTTTGACATAATTCACTAACAGATTTTTTTAATTCGTTAGCTAATGAGTATATAAACAACCAATCAGGATTTGCTTTTTAAATCGGCTTTTGCCTCTTTTACCTCCTTATCAGAACCAGAATCTATCATCGCCAACTGGATATCTTGTAAGACAGAAGCAGCTACTTCTCTCCTTAAAGAAGCTTTATCTCCATCTTGAAAAAGTCTTGTACCATTCTTATCTAATGCTTTCTCAATCATTAACTGTAAAGCAAAATCATTTGTATCTTCATTATTACTTTTCTTTTGAATCATCTCACGTTCAGCAATAGTTAATGGATTCCAATATACAGTAAATAAAATTTCATCATTATCCTTTAGGTCATACTTATAAAGTTGGCTGACACCAAATTTACTTTTAAGAAGATCAATAGCTCTTGTCATAATATTAGATAGCTATATGAATTATATCACCTATTTGCAAAAAAGGCACAAGATATAATTCCAAGAAAATGAGCACGATCTTCTATCTCTACAGGAATAGGACCACTAATTTCACCGATTCTTGGTTGACAAGAAAATGGATCTGAGTAAGTAGATGTATTTATCAAACTTAAACCGTCAATAACTGATTCAGAAATAGCAGCTAATCTTGCACTTCCTTTATTTTTTGGAACATAAACATTTGCTTGTATTGCACCTGAATAATAATCAGCAGCATTACCTTGAGCTTGTAATGTAGATTGACTAAAAGTTATTGAAGTTGTGACATAAGTAATAGTCTTACCTGGAGTTGTAAAAGGTACATTATCATAGATAATTTTTACTCTTGGATCAGCTTCTACAACAGAATCAGTAATAGCTTTTTCAAAAGCTGCTCTAACATTAACTAAAGTCATAATTTTCTATATTTAGAACCTAAAGCTGGAGCATTTCGACCACCTTTAGTGCCTTTGAATAATACTTGTGATTCTGCCACTCTTACATCTGGAACAGTCATCCCTGGACTAAATACTATATCAACAACTTTTTCTATCTCTGATAAATAAGGCATAATTGAACTATTTGGAGAACCTAAAGCCTGTCTAGCGTAATCAGCCCTATTACCAATAAATATTGTATCTCCAAAAGTAAATCTTCTATCAAGTGGATATCGAGGTTCAATAATCGCAGGTAACTTTTGTCCTTGACCTTTTGCTTTTTTTCTTTCTAACCACGGAGATCTAATCTCTTCATTAGCTAAAGGTCTATAAGTATTTGCTTGCCAGCTTGAAGCAAAGAAACCAGAATATTGTGGACTTTCTGCTGGTAAATCTGCAAGAATTTTTCCAACCAGATTATTTAATTGAGTATTTAATTCTCCTCTTGTTGAAGCTAACCAATTTGTAATTGATTTAGGATCTGATTTTGCCATTAGAACCTCACTAATAAAGTAAATAAATAAGTTTGACCACCTTTTTTTGTATCTATATCTGTAATTTGTGCGACTACTGTAGATCCAGCATAATTAAAACTAATTTCATCTTCAAAAGTAGGTTGATGATTATTTATTAAATCAGGGCTTATATAAATTTTTGCTTCTTTTGTTTCTTTCGCTAGATCCTCTTCTGACCGAATAAATTCAATAGGAACTTTTATATCAGAAAAAGTAGTATCAACTGTAACCTGCTCTCCTGTTTCCACGTTATAACTTGAAGTACCTTTTTTTATATAACTGATAGTTGTATCTAAAGAAGTTCCTAAATCACTAACAACTTGTTTAGCTATTTGTTTTAACAATGAATCTAACTGTCCTGCCATTATCCTCTTACCACTCTAGTTTGATAAGTACCAGATCCACCTAACATATAAGCTCCAAGATAACTTTGTAACCACGGGTATTTATCCATAACATTATTAACAGTACCAACACCCTGACTTGTTGTATTGTATTTCACCTGTATATCTCCTAACTTAACCTCAGATAAATTACCATCTGTTCCTGTATTACCTGTCATGGCATCTGTTTCATTAGCTAATGCTCTTGCCAACTCATATTGTGCGTACTTGATATTTAAAGGTATAACACTACAGGTAAGTTCAACTCCATCAACAATATAATTATTCCTAGGAAATTTTAATGCCTGTCCATTATCGCATCTTTTACCATAGAAAACTAATGTTTCTATCCATCTAGTAGCTGCTATTAAGGATCTATTCTTTTGGTCATCTGTTTTATTTGTCCAAGTACTTGAATCTGGAACAGTTTCAAAATAACTGTTAGCTTCAGTCAATGTGACATAGCTATTAGCATTTTCACCTTTTATAGTTGCATCTATAGTTGCTGCCACGATCCATATAGTAATTTAGTTTTATTGTAGCGTAAAGAAAAAACCCCACCAATATTTGATGAGGTTTATTTTTACTATCAACTATTAAATATTTGTTGTATTCATAGGTGAGTTTACTGTGATCTGAACTAAAGGTATTAGATCAGTATCATAAGTAGCTTGCCACTTATTAGCTGTCGCTAAGTTTGTGTTAGTTGGGTTGTCAGCAGCATCATTCCACTTAGTACCCATAACATGATATGTGTTGTGGTAATCAAGTGACATAACAGTCTGCTTGGAAAGAATGTTTCTTTCAGCTTCAATTAACTGATCTTTCTGAATACCCTCTTGGATTGCTCCCTGAGATGTTAAGTAACAGAAAAATTCAGTCTGATGACCAGTTGATCCTGGAGCTACTGTATTTACAGCTTCGTCAACTACAACTGTGCAGCCAGCGAAATTGCCAACAGTGCTGTCAGTTACACCAACACCACCACCACCCCAAGTTACTGCACCACCAGTTGATAGGGCAGATGTTGAGAATGTAAGCATACCTACTTGTAGTAAGTAATAGTAAACAGATGGGTGTACAACAAGAACATTAAGCTCCTCACCTCTTGTACCCAAAAGGTTTCTTGCCTTAGCAATAGTAGAAGCCGTTAAGAAGTTTGCTTCTGCTGCGTTTGGTCCTGCTGCTCCAAGAGCTACATCAAGTGCATTTGCAGACAAAGCTGTACCAAACAAACCTGCAAGCTGTGAGAACAACTTAGCGTTCATAAGTTTGTTGATTGCTGTTGCAAGCTGGTTTCTGATGTGAGCCATTGGATCATCACCAGCAGCTAAGACTGCTAAATCATCAACAGCATAAGAGAAACCTCTATGTGTGATGGTTGCAACCTGTGTGCCTGTTGAGATTTTCTGAGGTGTTAAATGACCTGCTCCAGATGTTCCCCATGTAGCCGTGCCATCTAAAATCTCTTCAGTTGGTGCAATAGGGTTAAACTGTGGAACTTGAATACGAGTACCACCAGAAGTTGAATCTAACAGTGCGTTTCTTGACACAACTCCACTAGCTAAAAATTTACTTTGCTCTTTAATTGCCTGTGAAACATATTGAGCAAAATTATTAGTTTTGATGATGTCTGCTAGTAGAACACCACCCGAATAGTTCTTAAACGGTGCTGCCATTTATAAAAAATGAAATATTACTAAATTCCCAAGTCACGGACTTGGAGTAACATACTTCAAGTCACGGACTTGATAATAATTTCTTAAGCCACGGACTTAACTGAAATTATCGTGGTTCTTGATGTTACTGAGCTTCCGCTTTCAGCACGGCTGCAAGATCTGGATTCTCTGCTTCCATTATAAGCTGTTCTGTGATATTTTGACTTTTATAAGGATTATTAACATTTCCACCTGCACTTCCTACTGGACTAGGTTTAGCTCCCATACCCGCTGCACTACTAGCTTTGAAATGATGTTCCCAACCACTGCCTGGATTTTTAAGACCTGTGAGATGTGCAGTTAAATTATGTTCAACTCCACCTTCAAGAACTACAACTTCACCCTGAGCATTTTTCTGTAATTTACCTTCTATTAAAGATAAAGTTTGCTCTGCATTTATAGCTCCAAGATTACTAATAGCTGCTAATGCTGCCTGTCTAGTGTTTGCTTTGTCGTTAGAAGTTTTTATATCCTGATTTTCCTGCTCCAACTGAGCTATTTTTGCCTGTAAATCTTGATTTGTCTTATTGGCCTCTTCCCATAAAGGCTTATAAGCACCCTGATCTTCCAATGCTTGCTTTCTATCGTCATAATATTGACCGATTTTAGACTTTGCAGTTTTAAACTGCTCTGTCATCTCTTCTGCAAGTTTTTTTTGTTGCTCAGCTAATAGTTCGGCTCTTACAGCACGTTCATTAGCTTCTTTTAATTGTGCTGATAAATCAGGTTGAGAATCAGCTACTACAGGAGTAGGTTGCTCCTGTTGATTGTTTACAGTTTCTTCTGCCATATTATTGTTCAGATTTTTTTGTTTCTTTTGTAGTGTCTTTCTTAAGAGCCTTCTTTACATCTGGTTTTTTTTCTGGAGGATTAATCTCTTCGTAACGCATCTGTGGAATAGGCATTTCAGTTCTGCATATATATATTAAAAATATATCACAATTGAATTACTTTTATACTATTGTAACAAATTATTCAGATTTAGTTTCATTAGCAGTAGGTAATACTTCGCCCTGTACCAAAATATCTCTAAATTCATCTCTATCTATAACCTGTTGGTCAA